CAAGTGGCAGCACCTGGCACAGACCAACAAGTGCAGCCGCCTGTAGCTGAGTCCAAGGATCCATTGGACTTCATGAAACGCCTAGCAGGCTTAGTAAGATAACGCCAAAAAGCGTTTCACCAAAGGCACAAAAATTTGTGCCTTTTCTTTTGACTTAGGTAAATACTTTATCATATACTAGCCACTGTGCTGTTATATGATTAGGCACATATAAAGACCATCTTAAATTATTAATAAAGGAAATACATCATGGCAATGACATTAGCAGAAATTCGTGCAAAACTACAAGCTCAAGAGAACCGCACTGGCGGTAATCGACCACAAGGCGACAGCGCCGTTTACGCTCACTGGAACATTCCAGAAAACACTACAGCTCGCGTAAGATTCCTTCCTGATGCAAACACAAAGAATGACTTCTTCTGGGTCGAAAGACTTATGATCAAGTTGCCTTTTGCTGGCATCAAAGGTCAAGCAGATAGCAAACCAGTTATCGTGCAAGTACCTTGCGTTGAAATGTACGGTGACGCTTGCCCAATCCTTGCAGAAGTTCGCACTTGGTTTAAGGACCCTAACTTGGAAGAAATGGGTCGCAAGTACTGGAAAAAGAAAAGCTACTTGTTCCAAGGTTTCGTTCGCGACAATCCACTGAACGATGATAAGAATCCAGAGAACCCAATCCGTCGATTCATCATCAGCCCACAGATTTTCAACTTGGTGCGTAATGCATTGTTGGATCCCGAAATGGATAGTATGCCAACTGACTACCAAGCTGGTCTTGACTTCTCTGTCAAGAAAACTAGCAAAGGTGGTTACGCTGATTACAGCACATCTAGCTGGAGCCGTAAAGAATCTGCTCTTACAGCAGACGAAGCAGCAGCAATTGAACAACATGGTCTGTACAACTTGAGCGACTTCTTGCCTAAGAAGCCAGATGAAACTGCGTTGAAGGTTATCAAAGAGATGTTTGAAGCATCTGTTGATGGTCAACCATACGATGCAGATCGT